TAACGCTCTGGCATTTAGCCCAGCAGTAGAGGAAGCACTGGCCATTAAAGGGCAAGGTTTCCAAGGCACTCTTATGGGCGTGCAGATCTTCCGCTCTGCCTATGTCCAGAACTCTAGCCCAGCTGGTAACAAAGTCGGCGCTATGATGAGTGCTGGCGCTGTAGGTTATGCTATCGGCACACCACGTCCACTTGCTGGTGCTGGTGCAGAGATTCGCCCTGCTGGGACTCCTGTAGTCGTAGCATTTGAGCGTGACGAATCAAAGGCACTTACAGAGATTGTAGGCCACTTGTACTGTGGTGCTGCTATCTCTGAAGATGAGAAGATCGTTAAGATCGTCACAGACGCCTAACATTTGACAGGCACCTAAACAGCCTATCCTTTTATGGTCTGTTATGGTGCAGCTGATCTGGTGCCTGTCCCCTTGTGGGACAGGCACTTTAAACCCCCAACAAAGGACTAACAGACCATGATTCAACCTTGGACAGGCAACACGCCACAGAGCGCAGTACCACGGCTAAACATTAGCCCTAATGCGCCTTATTATATGATGCACCACCCAGCACAGTGGGAGCTGGTCATCGAAAACGACACAGCCGAATGGCTCCCCACATTTAGCACACTATACGAGATCGCAGGCGTCAACGGTGTGCAGTCAACACCTGCAGGCCCCGACTCCACAATGGCCAGAGTACACTACATGGACAAAGGCTATACCATCCTGCCGCAGGAGCTTGGCTATCAGACACGCTACCCTACACGCATGGGCGGCTACTACTACACAAGTATCTGGGATAAGCCTAAGCAGGTAGGCTCAAAACTATTCTGGTCTACAGATGAAAAAGAATACAACCAGTGGCGCAGAGAACTATTAGAGACAGGCACCATACAGCCACCAGAGCCAGAGATCTTAGAACTGCTGGTAGAGCGCCACGCAAAACGAATTGAACGAAATATCAGCATGCAGCACATACCAGAGATCGCCAAAAAGCTAGACGCTATGCGGGATCAGCTCACAGCCATGCAGCAGGCTAGTGGTGTGACGCAAGAGCCAGCACCGAAAAAGCGAAGGGCAAAAAACAATGCCTAGCTATGAGGACAAGCGCAGAGCAGTGCAAGCAATGAAAACACGAATCTACCGCCAGCAGATCGCTGGTGGTGTAAATCCAAAAGAAGCAGAGCGTAATGCGAGCAGGATCGCAGAGCGTGCAGCCGAAAAACACGACAGAAAGCATAGGAGCTAATCATGGCCTATTCAGGACGCCCATATTTTCAAATACCACGACCACTACGACTCAAGGGATTCGCAGAGCAGGAGACATTAGCAGGAGATAAAAACCTAGTAGCTAAAGACTCACTCGTGCAGCTGCTTGATCCAGACGGTGAATCTCGTAATGTGATTCTGCCAGCAGATGCAGATGGACTCGTGTACATCATAAAAAACACAGCCACCAGTGGCGGTTTTAATGTGGTCGTTAAAGATCAGAGCAGCCCAGCAGCCACGATCGCCACTGTCGCAGATACTGAGTCAGCACTAGTAGTGTGTGACTCTACTGGCTGGCAGCTTGTATTTAAGGTGTGATAAATGTCTTGGCGCCTAGTAGCACCCAGAATCCGTGTAGTCGAGATCTTTAAACGGGCCTCTGTCCATGATATACAGCTACCAGTGTACAGGGATGGCGATCTAGTACATCCCGACTCTGGCACTGTGGCGCTGCTATCTAATAGTGGCAGCACCATATTTAGCAGCGCTGTGACGATCTCTGGCAATATAGCAGGCTACACAGTGCTGGCTTCTGACATACCAGAGGATACGCCACTAGGTGAGGGCTACAGGCTACAGTGGACTATTGTCCTACCACATGGCCCACATGATGACACCTACACATTTAACCAGCCTGCAGCCATTGCCAGATCTCGCATTTACCCTGTGATCTCTGATCTAGACTTAGAAGCACAATACAGTGATCTTGCTAGTATTAGGCCCAGCAGCCTAACCAGCTACCAGCAGTACATAGACGAGGCTTGGTATCAAATACTTGATCGCCTGCGCCAGATGGGCAATATAGAGTATCTGATACTAGATCCACAGGTGCTGCGCATGCCACACATAGATCTGGCCTGTTATCTGATCTTTAAAGACATGGACTCAAGCGGATTAGGTGAAGGTAGATATTTAGATCTGGCACAAGAGCATAGAAAGAACTTTGAAATAGGCCTAAAGCGGATCAATTGGCGCTATGACACAGAGCACACTGGCAACATGGACGATCCAAACAGGCGCAGAGCTGCACAGCCAGTAATTTACACCAGTGCACCACCAGACTGGACTCTAGGTTATAGGCGGTTCTAATGGCTACTGTGGCGCTAAGTACTATCCGCACCAGAATCGCTACAGCTATAGCTGCGCTAGATGGCTGGTACGAATCACGAAACCCACTGCAAGAGTGGGGCAGAGCGCCTAACACAGTAGCCCATAAAAACTTTTCAGTCGGTATTACTGCCTGCACACAGGTACAGGATGACAGGCAACGCAGATCACCAGAGGGCGTAATGGTACGGACTACTGCAGCTGTGCGCTATGCTTTCAGGATACGCCCAAAAGACCAGACAGCCAGCTATGGCGAGTCACTAGATGCAGCGCAGGAAATAATGCGCACAATAACCGACAGAACCACAGCCACACATGCAGATCTACAGATACGATTTAACCGTATTATTTTAGACATGGCCGACAGTGGCGAGTACACTACACACACAGTAGAATTTGACATACTACATTACCTATCATTGACAGGAGCATAACATGAGCGCCAGCAGCTTAGTAAAAACCAAGCGTGATGGAACCATCACTATTATCGACGGCACCAGCCCTACAGCAAATGAATACACCGTATCATTTGAAATTGGCGACTTTTCCTACTCAGAGGAAAAAGCCGATCGTACCGTAATCAGAGACAGAGGCGCCATTGTAGGCTTGCGACAGGGAGACGATCCAGTATTGAGTCTGTCGTTCTCTGTGCACCTGCGTGACCTTACAAACACCACTGCAGATGTGCTTCTAGATTTCCTCTATAATCGTGGCTATGCTAGCAGCACCACCAGTGTAGTAAGCACAGGAGGCACTGGCTTTGAACAGTATCTAGTAGACATCAAATTCACAATTGATGCCAATAGCGTAGACTCTGGCGAAGCAGTCCAGACAATTACCTTTGCTAAATGCCTCTGCGTGTACAGCCTATCAGAGGGCGATCCCGATTCACTTGAGATCAGCGCAGAGTGCTATGGCGGTGTGACGCTAGGCTATACCCCCTAAATAACAGGACAAACAGACCATGAAAGACATAAACATACCACCATTAGGCGATCTCACATGCACACAGCCTGCACTAGTTCTATGCTACGATCTGCTTTCAGAGTGGGGCGACTCACCAAGCAGGCCAAAAATAGGCAGGCTCTGTGCTGCAGCGATCGGACTATGCACCCAGCACCACCAGACTCAGCTGCCAGTCTACAAGGTCAGCAGCTTAGATCTGGTGGGCTATGGCAATCGCTGCTTAGACAGGCTGCTACAAAAAGGCGTCACAGCAGGCACTGTAGTGACACAGGGCATGCTACTTGTGCAGCAGATGGCAGAGGCACTGCCACAGGATCAAGAGGTCACAGATACTGTAAATTTTACAGACAGCGGCCAGCAGGAAAGTGGTTCAGACTAGGCCTAGCCATAGCGAGACACTGGCAGCAGCAGCCTATGTGGTGGTTTGATCAACCAAAAGAACTACAGCAGCAGCTACTGGCAGACTACATATGCTGGTGTGAAGATCAGCAGCCGAAAAAAGCAGACTCCACACAGCAGGCCGATACACAAAAGGCCAGACTGCAGCAGCTACGACAGAGGAGATCAGCAGATGGCTTTTAAAACGATTCGCTATGGCAAAGGTAAAGGGTCTGTCGAGATTCCAGCAGAGTACTACGATATATTCTTAGATGCTGTACGCTCTGCTAATGCTGCTATGGTAGACGAGTTTAAGCAGGCCACTGAAGATCTAGAGCGCTCTGCGCAGGCAGACTGGCCTGTGAGGCAGCGCAGGTATGGCAGATCACAGGATTCGAAAGATAAATTTAGCACTGGCCTGCGTATCATACCACCAAATACAGTACAGGCTTTTACGGCTAACACAGCAGAGTATGCATGGGCGATCTATGCTGGTGCAGATGGCAAGTCTAAAACCACAGTACCAGCCAGCAGGCGTGTGGCGCTTGATCTGCTGTGGTCACCAGCAAAGCACAAGGCTGCAGAGCTGGCAGACAGGATCGGCAGTGAAACAATCAAACAGGTGAAACGCAGGGTGCGATAATGGCAGATGTAAATAAAAGCATATCGATCAATTTTGAAGGTAAGACAGACGATCTACAGGCAGAGCTAAAGCGGATTCCACAGGTGACTAAGCAGGCCGCTTTGAAAATGGCCAGCCAGATCAATACAGCACTAGACAAGGCAGCTAAACGAGCTGCAAAAGTTACAAAGGCTATGTCTGCTAGCTTTAAAAAAGTAGGGGCCAGTGCCACCAGTATAGGCCTAGCCTCTGCTGCTGCAGGTGCTGCTGTCTATGTATTTGCACAGCGAATAGCAGATCTGAATAACCAGCTCACAGATGCAAGCACACGATCAGGCCTCGCCATTGATACACTGGCAGGCCTTAAACTGGCTGCAGAGGGATCAGGCCTCGCATTTGAAAACTTAGAGCGTGGCCTTAATCGATTTCCGCAGGCAATACAGGCAGCACGGGATGGATCTAAGCCTATTGTAGAAACATTTCAGCAGCTAGGTATTACGATCGATGATCTAGAGTCGCAGGATGTAGACTCTTTATTTAGGCGAGTAGCCACAGAGATAGGCAAGATTCAAGATCCAGCACAAAAGGCTGCTGCGTCTATGCGCCTATTTGGTGGTGCAGCTGGTGCAGGCCTATTACAATCTGGTGCACTTGAGAATCTACAGGCCTTTGTAGACTTGACTCAGCAATTCGGACTAGAGACAGGGCCTAACGCAGTACAAGAGGCTGCTAATTTTCAGCGTGCAGTAGCAGAGCTGGGCACAGTAGCAGAAGGGCTGGCCAGCGACTTTATAAAGATCATTACACAATCTGGCAATATGTCAGACGGCTTATTTAAGATTAGCGATCAGCTTGTCTTTATGGGGACAATAGCGAATCAGGTTTTAGATGGTGTCATAAAAGCCTTTGACGCTGCAGGCAGTGAAGTATTTAATTTTGCTACTGACATTGTACACACAATGCAAGTAGCCAATTTAGCACTACAGGGCCATTTTACAGCAGCGCAGAATCTAAATAGAGCCTACGAGCTAATGAACAAGGTAAGATCAGAGCAGAACCTTAGACAATTTAGCGCAGGCCTTGATCAGATCAGCAATGCGAGTCAGGTAGCAGTCAATAAATTGCGACAGCTACAGGATCAGCGTGAAAAGATTCTATCTGGCACCACACCTACAGCTGGGCCTACTGGTGAAACAGAAGATGAAACAGCCATAACAGACGAGACAAAGAATCGTACCAAGGCTGTAGACGCACTAGCAGCAGCACAGCAGCGTGTGCTGGATGTGTATAAAACCACATTTAGAGCCACCTTAGAAGGTGAGGCGGCCATATCTCAAAAGTACTTTGATCAAATTGCTGCACTTGAAGATCTACAGCGTGAACATGGCGCCACACTTGACATTAGCCTAGCCAGATCAGAATTAGAATTCGCAATGGAGAAAGAGCTAGCAGAGTACAGGCAGCAGCAGGCAGAGGCTAGACAGGCACAGCGTGACGCAGAAAACGCAGACATAGAATCTAAGTTAGCAGCACAAAAACAGGCACATCTAGATCTGCTGGCGTCTATCGGCAGCTCTGCAGTATCCATAACAAATAGCATTAGCACTGTAGTAGAGAATGTAGGCGCAGAGACGATCAAAATAACAAAAGACATGTCAGAAGCAGAGAGAGAAGCAGCACGGCAGCGAAATCAAGAGATTAGAGAACGACAGACACGCCTATTTATGGCTACAAAGGCTGCAGGTATGGCAGAAGTAGCTATTAACACTGCGATCGCTGTATCTGATATACAGGCTGCTTATGCTGCTTTCCCACCTATAGCTGGTGCACTCACAGCATTAGCTGTGGCGTCTGGTGCAGCACAGATAGCAGCTATCCAGAGCCAGCCTGTGCCTAAATTCGATGTGGGCGGCATGGTAGGCAGGGCCAGCGGTGCAGATGTTATGCAGGCGTCTTTATTGTCTGGCGAGGCAGTGCTAGATCGGGCCACTGTGCGCAGGATAGGTGGCGAGCAAGGAGTCAACGCTCTGCAGCGTGGTGATATGCCACAGCAGCAGGTAGTAGTGGTGCAGCCGTTTAAGCATTTTGATAAATTCATACAGGCCAGCAGCAGGCGAGGGCGATACAATACAGGTAGACGCAGGCCGTTAGGTGTAGGGAGCTATTGAGATGAGTACAGACACAAGCCCACCAGTTTTAAGGGGAGTCAGTATCCCACTGCAGACAGATTCTAGCTGGATCTGGACAACAGAAGCCAGCTACACACAGCAGCAGCCACAGGCTGGCGTGCCTGTCTCTGATACTACAGACGGTGTAGTGCTGACAGCACAAGGCACACAGGCGACAGGCACCAGCTACGAGGTGCTGACAGTGCAGGGCGGCACTGTGGCCGATCGGGCTGCATATGCATGGCGTGAAGGTGGATCGGGTGATTATTACGGAGCAGATAACGCAGGCACAATAAGCCACGCAGAGACGATCTATAGCTCTGGTACTGCTGCGCTATATCCTCATGCTGTAGGGCTGCCAGATGGTAGTGTGCAGTGTGTCTACCAGTTTAACAGTGGCAAGCAGGTGCAGCTGTCGACATGGACAGAGTCAGGCGGCTGGTCAGAGGCCACGATCGCCAGCTTCTCTGCTCTGATTTACCCGTTTATGACTGATCTATTCCCCACGATCTGCAGGCTATCAGACGGCAGCCTATTGATCGCCCACTACTATGGCGATACAGACGCAGGTGTGGCGACTATACGCACATGGCGATCGACAGATGACGGCAGCACATGGACACAATACAGCAGCGACACACTACGCACGCCAATAGACATAGCAGGATCGGCTGGCTCTGGTAATAGTGGCTATGACCTGCTCCGCCTGCGCATGGCTGCTGTCAATGGGCAGATCTTGCTACTGGCTGGTGTCAATGCACATGACACAGACACCACACGACTCCACACGCTGCAGTATGCCAGCACAGACAATGGTCTGACATTTGAGCTGGTCGACACGATAGACGATTCAGGCGCTGTGACCACTGCGTACAGTCCAGATGTGACGGTGCAGGGCGGTGCCTTTTATGTCAGCATAAACGATAACGGCACAGTGTACAGCATACCCTTGTCTAATGCATTTGAGTCGATCAATACTGCGTACAGCTCTAAGGTGACAGTGGCAGGTGGACTGGCGACAAACCAGAATAGCTGCATGTGGACAGACGACAGGGGATTGATGTATGCCGTGCTGCGCAGCAATACGACAAATAACCCGATTCGCATTTTCGCCAGTATTGATGGTGGTGCAAATTTTCAACAAATAGTGACTAACCTGTACAATGTAGGCACAAATTCAGAATTTATAAAAGAGCTAGCAGGATGCAGTGTAGGTGGGCGTAATCTCGTAGTATCCAACAGCACAAGCACCGATTCAACGCTTGACGAATCTATACTGGGCCACTGGCTAGGCGGCTACAGCAGTGTGACGCTACCACCAGAGTCACCTGTTAGCCTAGGCATAGCAGACTGGATCGGGTGGACTAATGCATGGTCTGCCTTTTGGCTGCCAGATGATGGCACATGGACAAAGGGCGGATCTGGTGGTGGTGTGATCTCTGCCTCTGGTATGACGATAACAACAACCAGCAGCGCCAGCACACTGTGTAACTACTCAGAGACACCTAGCACAGATGCCATAGGTGGCCTGCTAGTGCGTACTAGATTTACTGCTGTTAGTGGGGGCACCAGCAGCAGCAATAGACGCACCATTAGAGTCCGTTATCATGATGGCATAACACACGAAGTACTACTAAAAATCGGTACTACAGGCTACGCAGCATATGATGGTAACGGCAGCCAGATAGGCAGCACCATTACAGTAGATCTGACCACAGGAGTCGAGCTGCTGATCGCTCTGGCAGATGGGCAGGTGTGTATCTGGCGCAGG